GAAAGTAGAGTATTCGCATTTGTCGCGTAAAGCTGATATAGCAGAAAGAATTAGACGACAAGAAGGCACTGCTCCTCCTACAGAAGAACAGTTACAATTGCAACAATTCCAAATGGAGTCACAAATCAGAAGCACGCAGCTTGAAATAGCTAAATTAGAAGCTGAAGTTACAAGATTACAAACTGAGGCTGCTCTAAATGTAGCAAAAACAGAACAAGCTGAGGCTGATCCACAGTTGAAGGTTGCTGAATTACAAAGTAAAATTCAAACAAAACGTGAGGAATTAGACTTACGTGAACGTTTATCACAAATGACGAATGATATGAGAAAAGATCAATCTGATACTGCAGCTGCTATAAAATTAGCTGCTGCTGCCGTAAAACCTACAGGAGGTAATTAAAAATGGCTAAAAATAAAAAAACTGAAACATCAACAGACGATAAAGTAATGTTTGATGGCATACCAGGAGCTGATAAAAAAACAGCAGAGGACGCAGAGGGGTTTAAAGTAGATTTAAACTTTGAAGAAGAACCTAAGACAGACGAAGAAGAAATAGAATTTCCAAAGGAGGCGGAAGTTGAAGAAGTTGAAGAGCTTAAAGTTGAAGAAGAACCATCAGAAGAAGTTGAAGAGGCAGAAGAAACAGAAGAGCCTGAGGCTGAAACTGAAGTTGCAGAAGACACAGGAGAAGAGACAGTATTGGCAGAGGATGACTCAGATACACAACAAGTTGAAGAGCGCATACCGGAAACAACTGATGAACCAAAAGAGCCTATGATTCCAAAATCTAGGTTTGATGAAGTTCTTGCAAAACAAAAAGCTTTGGCTAAAAAGTTAGAGGAAGCTACAAACCCAATCAATACAGTAGAAGGAGAGCCTGAGTATGATTTTGATGCAAAAGAAATAGAATACCAAGAACATATTTTAAACGGTAGAACTGAAGATGCAGCAAAGTTAAGAGCTGAAATTAGAACTGCAGAACGTCAATCTATGATGTTTGAAGTACAAAATAGAATGGGCAAAACTGTTCAAGAAAGCACGGAAATGTCCGCTTTGCAAGCTAAAGCTGCAGAATTAGCTACTACTTTTCCTATTTTAGATGAGTCTCATGCAGAGTTTGATCAAGTGAAAACTCAAGAAGTTTTAGATTTAAGAGACGCTTTTATGGTACAAGGTTTTTCAGGAGCAGATGCTTTAGATAAAGCTGCAAAATATATTATGGGGCCTGTTGCAACACCGGAACCTAAAAAAGATGTAGTTGGTGAAAAAATAGTAGAAAAGAAAAAAGTAGCCAACACAACTAAAAAAATAGAAGCTGCTGAATCTCAACCTCCTACTTTAAAAGGTAAGAATAAAGTTGAGAAAAAAATAGATTTAGATTTATTATCCTCAGAAGAATTTGATGCATTGCCCGCAGAAACTTTAAAAAGAATGCGTGGCGATTTCGGATAAACTGTGGTATAAATTAAATAAGTTCGCACGTAAGAGCGATATCTTACCAGGGTCGTTCCTGTAAAAAATCGTTTTTCGCTTGTTAGAGCGTAAAACTAACCGGAATCGTAATCCGCAAACAACGAGAGCGTCCCCCCTACGATAGTGGGTATACGGATAGGTAGTCGCTCCAAAAGACGACTGGTTTTAACAACTCTTGATAAGGAGAATAATTATGGCAAATACTAACTTTGCCGCGTTGACCAGTGAACAATTAACTATCTGGTCGCGTGATTTTTGGCGTGTCGCTAGAAATATGTCCTTCATCAACCAATTCGCGGGTAGCGGATCCAATGCTATGGTTCAGACTATATCTGAACTTACTCAATCAGAAAAAGGAGCTAGAGCTGTACTAACACTTTTAGCCGATATGACTGGTGATGGTATCGTTGGAGACAATACTTTAGAAGGTAATGAAGAGTCATTAAGAGCTTTCGACATTGTTGTACAACTTGATCAACTAAGATTTGCGAACAGACTTTCAGGTAGAATGAATGATCAAAAATCAGTTGTGAACTTTAGGGAACATTCTAGAGATGCACTTGCTTACGCAATGGCTGACAGAATGGACCAATTAGCATTCTTAACTCTAAGTGGTATTGCTTACACACTTAAGAATAACGGTGCATTAAGACCTGTTCAAAATTCTGGACAGAACCTTGGTGATCTTGCATTCTCAGGTGATGTAACTGCTCCTACCTCAAATAGACATAGAAGATTTGATGCTACCAATGGTATCGTAGCTGGTGATGTCACTGCAATTGCTGCAGCTGATAAGCTAAGCTATAGCGCTATTGTTGATCTAAAAGCTTATGCAAAAGATCAGTACATCAGAGGTCTAAGAGGCGCGGGTAATGATGAGACATTCCATCTCTTTGTAACACCACAAGTTATGGCTGACCTAAAACTTGATTCAGACTTCCTTGCTAACGTAAGACAAGCTGGTATCAGAGGGCCTCAGTCTAGCTTATTCTCTGGTTCATCAAGCTTAATGGTTGATGGAATCATGGTACATGAGTTCAGACATGTGTTTAACACATCTGGTGCTACATCCGGTACATCATCAAATGCTGGTGCTGCTGGTTATAAAGGTGGAGCTAACGCAGACGTAAACTACTCAAGATGTTTATTCTGTGGTGCTCAATCATTAGCAATGGCTGATATTGGTATTCCTGAAATAGTTGAAGACACATTTGACTATGGAAACCAAAACGGTATTTCAATTGGGAAAATATTCGGACTCAAGAAGCCTAAGTACAACTCTGACCACACAGGTCAAGTTGAAGACTTTGGTGTTATTGCGTTAGATGTTGCATTCTAATTGTGGTATATTTTATGGGTGGCTAATTGAAGCCACCCATATTTAAAGGAGTAAAATTATGTGGATAGTTTCAAATGACGATATAACAGTAGCCTCTACTTGGGGAGCTACTATACATTTAAAAGCTGGAGAGCCAAGACAAGTCGGTAAAGATTTAGGTTTATTATGTTTACAAGAGGGTTGCACAGAAGTGCAAGAGTCAGATGTACCAGCAATGGAGCCTGCTCCAGTGGAGGAGGTTGTGATAGAAGATATGCCGGGGGTTGAAGTTGTAGAATCGACTACTTCACCAGATTTAAAAAGCATGACAAAAGTAGAATTAGAACAATATGGGCGTACTATAGGTATAGAACTTGATAGAAGAAAGAAAAAAGAAACTTTAATTCAAGAACTAGAAGCTGCGCAATAAGATAGGATGAGCTGTGGCAGGGACACTTACAGGCGCTAATATAATTACAAGAGTACAAGATACTTTACAAGATACTACTAGTGTTAGGTGGTCCGAAGCAGAGCTTCTTAGGTATATAAACGATGCTCAAAGAGAGATTGTAAATTTTAGGCCTGAAGCATCTGCAGATCACGCTAACGTTCAATTAGTCGCTGGGACAGAACAAACTATACCAGACGTCGGTTTGCGGTTAATAAAAGTAGTTCGTAATATGTCAGCAACTGGTTCAAGTGCAACTGGCAAAAGAACAATTAGATTAGTAAGTTCTGATATTTTAAATGCGCAAGATCCAGACTGGCATGATCCTAGTGCAACCGGGTCTTCTGCTCATGGTACTGTTGTTAAAAATTACATTTTTGATGAAGATGATCCAAGAAAATATTACGTGTACCCAGGTATATCTGGAAATGCGTACGTAGAAATTGTTTTTTCTAGAACTCCTACAGATTTAAGTAGCACTTCTTCTACAATTTACATTGATGACATCTATGGTAACGCTATTGTAGATTACGTTTTGTTTAGAGCTTATTTAAAAGATGCAGAATATGCAGCTAATTCGCAGAGAGCAGGTACTCATTATCAGCTTTTTGCAGCTAGTTTAGGACAAGGAGCACAAGCTCAAACTTTATTAGACCCTAACATAGATCCTGTGGCGAATATGCCAGGTGCAGTAATGGGAGGTAATTAAATATGGCTTCTTATACGTCTCTTGTTAAAGAAATACTACCTTATGTACCTATGTGCCCCGACGCTTTGGTAGAACAACACCTAAGAGCAGCCACTATAGAATTTTGTGAAAGGTCAAAAGCTTATATTTTAGATATGGACCCTTTTAACACCATATCAGGTGTTTATGAATATGATTTTGACATACCAGTAGCCACTGAAGTGCACCAAGTTTTATATATGACGCATGATGGCAACGATATGGATCCAATAAGTCCACGTAGCTTAGAGTTAAACTATCCAGATTGGAGAGATAGAACAGGACAACCTCACGTATATTTACAAAAAACGCCTACTACTTTTTGGATAGTGCCTGTGCCAAGTGGAGCAAAAGAAATTATAGCTAGTGTAGCTTTAAAACCCACTAGAACTAGTAACAATATAGATACTACTGTGTCTAATCAGTATAGAGATGCAATCATATATGGCACTCTTTATAGATTATTACGTATGCCAAACAGAGAATGGACAGATATTGGTGCGTCACAAGAGTATTCGTTTCAATTTAATATTGAGACTAAACAAGCAGAATTAAGGGCCCGAGGCGGAGACCTTGGGGTAAAAAGAACTGTTAAGTACAAAGGAGTAGGAATGCCAAGGAGACGGTATGGAAGGTACGGAAAGGAAATCGACTATTGAGGAACCTGTTTATACTGACATAAGAAAATGTTGGAACGTTATAAAAACAGGTATACTTGATATCTTAAAAGAAAATCCACACCTTACCTATATTCCTGAAGATGTTTACAGTGAGTGTGTAAACGAAAGAGCGTTTCTTTACACTTCTCCTGTAGGTTTTTTGATATTGACTACAGAAGTAGATCAATTTACAAAAGACAAGACATTGTTGTTATGGATAGCGTATACTTATAATAAAGGTGGGCATAACTGGTTATCCCACGAAGGATGGTTTAATAACCTAGCTAAAGAAGCAGGTTGTAAGTATCTCGAAGCGAGATCACGAGTACCAGAAATGGAATCGTACACCAAAACAATAGGCTGGGAGTTAGACACACGAATATATAGGAAAAAAGTTAAATGAGTAGCAAACCACCAAAGTCAGATTTTGAAGCCACTGAAGCTGAAAAAATACAGGCTAAAGTAGCAAAAGCTGAAAAAGATTATTTTAATCAGACATACTCTCCTTTGTTGCGTGAAATGCGTGATATTTCTATGAAAGAAAATTATGGAGAATATGCCGCCGGTAAAGCGCAAGCTGATACTATGCAAGCGCTAACTTCTAAACCATCTCTTGCTGCTGCTAAATCCGTTGATGCACAAGCTGATTTGCTTTCTGCTGCAGTAGGCCAACAAACACAAGCTAGAAGCCAAGGGTTAGCAGCACAAAGAAATAGACAAGTTGGTGTTTTAGCTACTGCAAGAGGCCAACAAGCAGATGCTACAACCGGTTTAGCTAATGTTGCTAGAATAGAAGCAAGTGAAAATTTACAACAAGCAAAAAGAAGGCAGATGATGCGAGAAGCCCGACAAAGCGCAGGGTTTCAATTAGCTGGTGCTACTATTGGGCAAGGGCTTATCAATAAAGAAGCAAACAGAGGGTTTTTTGAGGGTGGTGTAAATGCATCAGAAGGTTTTAAACGTCTTGGTAATTATTTAACCACAGGAGGATTTGGAACATAATGGCTACTATAGATTCTTTAATGGATGTTAACGACCCACAAAGCGTATACGCAGGTATGGCTAGAGATGATTATGATAATTACATAAGAGATTTTAGAGGTTTTGAAGAAGCTTTGTTAAGGGCTAGAGATGATACATCTCTTATAGACCAAGCTAGAGAAGACTCTGCAAGACAAGCAGAGATAGCTAGAGGGGTACAAGCTCGTCCTCCTC